AACCCGTCGGAGATCGAGGCGGGATTTTCAATCGGATGGCAGATTCGCAACGGCGACAGGTCGACCTCGATCTCCGGGTTGCCCTTGCGCCGCTTGGGCATCAGGACCCGCAGCCGTCGCCCGCCCTGGTCGATGACGCAGGGACCGACCTTCCCGTTCGCCTTCAAATTGATGATCGTGCTTTGTTCCATCAGCCGTCCGTACTTTGCGCCAGTCATCCTGTTCCTCCGGTGTCAATTCCCGCAACGGGACACAAATGCAATCGCTGCCGATAGCCCCGCAGCCCGGGCATACGTGGTCGTGGTCGCCCCACACAAACCAGGGTAGACCGAATTCCCGAATCAGGTCCAGCGTCGTGATCTCGAGGCGCAGCGCCTTCGTCGGTTCCTCACGACTGCACAACTCTAGGAGCAAGTGAGCGTCGTGGCGGGACTGCTCCGGGTCGTCGCCCATCGGGATAACGGGCAGGGACCGGGCGATGGTGAGCGCCCGATCTTCCCGTCCCGCCGTGCTAACGATGTACCAGTACAACTCCCCGAGCGTCCCCTCCTGCTTGGCACGCTCGAGGATTTTCATTTGCCAGCTACGGTTGACCGCCATCAGCCCTCCGACACGGCGACCGGCGCTTGGCGCTTGGTCGCATAATATGCGGCGACGTACTCGGGCGACTTGCCGAACATGTCGCCCGGGTCCGCACGGCGGGCATTGTCCCGTTCGGCTTTGTCCGCTGCCAGCATCTGGGCTTTCCACCACAACTCGACGACGTGGTCGAAGGTGACGCCCTGCAGCCAGCCGTTGACCGCCGCCCATTCGCTCTGGTTGTGCGCCCAGGTTTGCATCCAGCGGGTTAGGTCGACCGCCGGTTCGGGCGCTTTTTTAGTGGCTCTTTTCGCCATCGCCCTGCGCCTTCGCTTCCTCGGTAAGGTCCCACAACTTGACCTTGATCCTGGGTCGATCCAGCATCACGGTTCCCGCCGGGACGAAATTCGACCTGTAGACCCGCAACACTTGCTGGACCGCTTGGTAGCTGATGCCGACCACTTCCGCCATTTGGCGCATGGTCAACGGTCCTTTTTCCAAGATGGCGGATCGAATCCGCTTGTAGCCGACGCCCCGCGCTCGGTCGGGCAACGGTCCCGGGTCGACGCTCTTCAGGAACTCATCCGGGTCGGCGGGCTTGACGGGTTCCTGGCGACCCAGGTCGACCAGCGTCACCCATCGCCATTGACGGGTGCACCAGTCGTAAATTTGCCCGCGTCGGGTCTTGCCCGTCGTGCGGTTGTAGTCGGCGTCCGCTTCGGCGAGGTTGGTCATTTGCCCGCCTTCCGGATGGCGACGCCGGGTTCGCCTTCCTTGCGAAACGCAAATAACTCGGGATGGTGCATCGCGAAACCGCACAACCCCGAATCGTCCCAGGAGATGCGACCCTTCGTGTAAACGGCTTGAAGGCGGGACCCCTTCACGGTTTGACCATGTGTCGTGATGCCCACGCGAATCGCCGTTCCAACCTCCGCAATGCGGGACTGGACCTCGTCGATCTTCGGTGCGAACTCCAACTCGATGACGGCAAGCTCCGCCCGCACTTCGAGCGGGATCGCCTGGTCCCGGGTGGCTTCCTTGTGCATTATCAAAACGTCGAGGGCGCTTTGCAATTCAGCCAGTTGGTCGAGCAGGAAGCGTAGGGATTCCTCAAGTGAAACGGGCGCAGGTTGCGTTGGTGCAAACATAAACTGCCTTTCTGTCCCGATACAACGCCTCGGGACCGGGCGAATTGAAAGCGGGTTACTTGATCGTCGGTGGCACGATGGGACCCCACCAGCGATCCCAGGTATTTCCCTCAACCGGCAGGGGCGGCGAGAAGTCCGTTCGGCACAACTGCCCTTCGTACTTTCTGACCTCGCAGACCCGGGGTTCGGCGGGTTCGTAGCGGGTATCCTTGCGCCAATAGAAGCCCGGTTTCCAGGGCGCTTCCGCCTCGCCGTTGCGGTGCGAATAGGCGGGCGCAGGGGCGGGTTCGGCGATGGTGCGGCGCAATTCTACATGGTGCGCCTTAACCGTGCGCCCGCCGCCCTTGTCGAGGATTCGCAAGACGACGGTCGGCGTCCGCCATGCTTTGGAGATGTATGCGACGGCTTCCCGTTCGCTGCACGGTTCCCAAGTCGACGCCCCGATGTAACGCTTCTGGTAGGGTTCGATGCGGGGCGTCCAGTCGTTGTCGGTCGGCTCGGTCGCCCGCACGGCAAAATTGATGCCCGGGGCGGTCTTGCCTTCGTCGACGAGCGCCATGATGCCGTCCGGGTCCCGGTAGGTTTCGGCCAAGATAGACATGACCTCTTCGCGCGTGGCAGAAATCCATTCGTCGGTCATCACAGGGCGAATTTCGTACTTAGGCATGGGTTATTCCTCCGTTGTGGTAGCGTTCGATCTCACGGTCGGGCAATTGATAGACCTTCTTCGGTGCGGGCTGGTCGGCGTAGGCCAAGCCGCGCAGGTGTGACGTGACCCAAATGCGCCGCCCGTCCCGGATGCGCCGGAAATGGCCGCGCACGGCGAAACAATGGCTGACGTGACGCCCGGTCGGCGCATCGGGTCGGTATTCGGTCCCGTTGTGCGTTTTGCGGATGGTGCAGGTGTAGTATTCGGGCAACGGGCGCTTGCCCTTGCGGACCCGCTTCTCGTTGACCCGCCGGTCGGCTTCGTGGCGTTCCAGGTCGACGTTCTCGGCGTTGAGGAAGGCGATGATCGCCAGCCCCAACCGCTGCAGCCGCTGCTTGTTGGCGTCGTCGCTGCCCTTGAGCTTGCGGGTCCCTGCGTGCCACGCGACCCGATTCACCGTCTTGGACGTGAACCAGGCGATGACCGTGATCTGGCGGTCGTTGACCGCCGGGTCGTGATCCTCGGCCAGGAGCAGGGCGGCGACCTGGTCCTTGCCGATGTAGCGGGTCCCGTCGCCGGTGTAGGGTTCCTCGAACGCCATGACCTCGCCCTCGTCGATGGGGCGGGAAAATTGGATGCAAATGTCCGGGAACGGCAACCGGACCTCGACGTCAAGCCCGATGGTCTTGGCGGCGTTGACTAGCTGCAGCGCCGTCTCCGCCGCAACCAGGATGGTTTGCGATTGGTGCGCGATGGTTCCGGCGGCGTATACGTCCTTGAGGCGGGGCGGAATGTCCTCGCCCGGGCGGTCGGGAACGTTGCTGTAATAGGTCCCGTCCGGGCGGGCAAAGACTCGCCCGCCCCGGGTGACGATCTCTTCGGCGAGGTAGGTGTCAGCCGCCGCATGTTCGATGTCGCGTGATACTAGGTGCATTGGTCGCTTTCCCTACGCGAAGGTTTGACGGTGGCGCTCTTGCTCGACCGCCAGCACGCTATACAGGACCGCCCGCATTTGGCGGGCATCCAGCCAATGTTCGGTGACGGGTCGCCCGTTGAGGGCGGAAACCAGCGAATACACATAACGATTCTGGTTGCCGGTACGTACGGCGACGGCGCTGATCTTGAGCTTTGGCCCGCCCGTCATGGATGCGATGCCGTCGAGCATCGTAGCAAATTCGCGCATCTGCTTCTCGTTCACGTTCATCTCCCTGTGGTCTGTGGTGGCGACCTGACGGGCGTAGGAACCCGCAGGTCGCCGTAGAAGGTCCGTACTAGGCTCGGGCGTCGACGGCGGTCGCCGGGGCGTCCTGTGGGCTGGCGTCGAAGGGTGGAACGCCCCGCTCGACCATGCCGTCGTAAATCTTGATCGCCGCCCGGATGGCTTCGGCGTCGGTGTTGACGTCGCGCAGGACCCATTCCTCGGTGCTATGTTCGCCGGTGAGGGTCCGACATACGTCGACCTGGACCAGGTATAAACGGTTGCCGACGTTCGGCGATGGCAGGTAAACCCGGGTCAACGTAACCTGACCCCTGACGCCCCTCGCCAGCCAACACTTCTCGTTGTAGGCGATATGGGGCGCAATTGCCCGCCGCTCAGACAGGTTGTCGCTCATGGGTTCCCTCCGCTAAAAGATGCTTGGCGTAACAAAATGGGCAAAGGTCGAGACGTCGTCTCTTTGGTCCCGGGACCCGATTCCAGCCGTACTTTTCGGCTTCGGCGCGTGCGCCTTTGACGGTCCCGCCGCCGCTCATGAAACGATGGCTGCAGCGGTCGCACTGGATGGAGTAAACTCCCGCTCGAATCGTCACTTAGCGCCCGCCCTTGCCGGTGTCGACATGCTCACGGCAAACTTCCTCGCCGCCGTCGAGACACATCCAACCCGTCTCGAGGGTCGCCCCGCAGATCGAGCAGGTCCCGGGTTCCTGGTCGGCGAAGGCGTCGACGTCGAACTCGACCCAAACCGCTTTGCTCCCGGCTTCCGTCCCATGCTTGCGGGCGATTCCGCCCACAGCGACCAGTTTAATTTTGTCGCCCACGACTAACCTCCTCTTGTTTGTTGGCTTCGAATTCGGCGTCGGCGTTACACGCTGCCCACCAGCCCCGACGCTCGTCCGGGTCGGTGACTTCGGCGACCGGAACTCGCAGGTCGTATTTGGTCATTCCCCGTAGATAAGCCGAGAACTTTTGTGCGGTCATGTCGCCCCTCCGTGCGCTTGGCGTAGTAAATACTTGCAAAGCCTAGTATATACCCGTATTTACAGGGCGTCAAGTTTGCTTTGGGCGAATACGCGCACGGTCGGCGGGCGCGACGAAACCGCCGCCCGGGTCCTTGTGCGGACCTTCTTAGGCGCGGCGCGGCGTCACCGGCTCACGCCGATATGTACTTGTATTGACACGGATGAGGGGAGTGTGATAGTCTAGGGGTGTAAGATTTTCAACCCAAGAAAGGTGGAGGGAACATTGGCT